TTTTTAATATGTGTTAGTTATATAACCGTGAGAAGCAAATTGATTTTCTGCTGTAAAGTTTATAAATGAGCGATCTTTAAAAAGGACTTGTAATTCTAGCCCGTCCTCTATTGGTGAAGGAACAAATTCTCTAGCAACACAAAGTTCCATAGCAACTTCAAATAAATTCTTAGATACACTTTCAATTAAAAGTTCTGCTGTCTTCATTTTATACCCCTTATTTTAATTAAATTTAGCCTACTACGAACCCGCTCATATCGTTTCTGGCCTTGCCCTTGGCATACAATGCGACTACTACACCATGAGCGTCCAGATGTCTCAAGTCCGAGTTATCGCCATCTACTACGCGCATATTTAAAAAAGTTTCGGGTATATCGGATCGGTTACGAAATACCGTAGCAATACGCATACCGGCATTAATGGCAATTTGTACATATTTTTGATAGCCGGCAATACCTGAATAGCTATATGTCAAATCATAATTATCAGGTATGTTTCTACGGTTAGATATTTTAGTGTAGTCATAGAATTGAATATCGGGAAAAGCTTCAAAGATTGTCGATAGCTTGCCGTTATGATTAAATTTGATATTCTCATATCTAATGTCTGAAGTTCCGTTAAGTCTGACAATTGGAATAAAATCCTCCCTTTTAGCTTTACGGATAAGCGCGTTTATATCTCTAACTAATTCAAGCATGAATAATTCACGCTCATTATTAAAATACTGAGTCTTTTTTAATCTAGCGCGCTGTATAGAATTAAATGCGCCTCTGCCGGCTGTATTAAGACAAGCTTTATGGCATTTTGCTTTCTCTGCCATTGGGCAAAGATTAATACCCGATAGCGTAAATGGAGCAAGGTATAAAATACCCGTCATGTACCCCTGTTTCTGGCCTTTGACAGTTTTTGAGTTTGTATCAATAGATAGCAACATTTTATAAACCCCCTTGATTTAAATATTCGCATGATTTTCTTGCTAGACTTGACGCGTTAAAAATGGCTTTTTTGTCATTCTTTAAGACTTTGATCCATGATTCTATATAGCTGGCATTCTGTAACTTACCGTCAATACTGCAATCACTACACAAAAACGATGCGCCAAGTTCCGCTACAAGTTCCTCGAATGCATACGCATCATCGCCAAATTTGTTACCTTTAACCCTGTCTAGGCGTGAAGCATGCCCCGTCCAATGGGTTAATTCATGTAATGCCGTTGCGTAATAATCTGACTGAGTTTTAAAGTCTGACTTAATAGGCATGTGAATTTTATCTAATGAGGGTATGAAACAAGCTCTATCGCCTCCATGCTCGATAGTTGCACGCGATAGTAATTTATCTGCAAGCTCGTTAGATGTGAATTCTGCCGCTGGTTTAACGTCACTTTCTAGTTCTAGGTTGTCAATTTGATCGACATTAAAAACAGAAAATGCGCGCATCAATGGGATAGTTTTTATTAATTCTTTATTCTCAGTTATATTAATAGGTTTAAATAGTATAACTGTTGTACCTTTCTCGCCCTTTCTTACTTGTCCACCGGCATCCTGAGCTTGTCTGTAGGTTAACCAGCCGGTTGACGCATGGTTTGACATACCTAAAACTAGGCGATTTATTCCGTTGTAATTTTTGTGACTAATGGCATTATGAGGAGCGGATAAACTTGCCCAGGGTTTAACCCATGCCGGCGTCCCTGATTCTAACGATTTTAAAATGCTGTCTGTTATAGTTTGATATGCGTCCATTTTTTTATCCTTAATTCAAAATGAATTTTTGACTTCTTAAATCCTCCCCGGAGGGAGGAGGTTAATTAAATTTGTACTTCTACCTCAGTGAAAATTAAACCTTTGAAAGCTTTTGATTTCATAAATGGCTTGGCAATGTATGACGCCTGAATCGCGTCAAATCTGTTATGAAATAAAGTTGCACGATTTGCATCACCTACCCACGTAGTCCGGAATCCTCTGATATCTTTCGAAAGCTTTAAGAACCAAGCGTTAACACCTAACTCTGATTGAACTAGTATTTTTGTATTCATTTCTTTATCCTTTTTATAAAACTGTTATCAAAATGACAACGACAACTTATTATATATCGATATATATATTAATATCAACCTTTATTTACATATATATATAAATATATTTATCAATAGGCGCGCGGTTTACAGCGATAATCTAATAAATAATAGAATTATTTTTAACTGATTAGTATTATGAAGTTGACTCTAAAAAAGAAAAAAAAGAACGCATTAAATAAGGTTATTCTTACTGTTTATATATAGAGAATATAAAAACAATAGTTGCACTTATGCATAGTTACTATATAGTCATAATTTGACGCGGTAAAAATATCAATTAATCATTGATTTATTATAGATTATGAAAATTCAAGGACTAAAAAAAGTTGTCTTAGTCACAAAGAATGTTATTTCTGACAGAACTTTGCGCAGACTTTATGGCGTTAATCCTCCCAATAAAGTTAAAAAGGGTAATTTTCTGGCTCACGTTCCTACGCTAGAATCACGCGCTGTTGCCCAATCTAGTAGCGGTTTAGGTATGACGCAGGGACAAATAGCAACGCTTATCGGGATTGGCACACCATGTCTGTTAAAGCATTATGGCGTAGAACTAGCACTCGGTAAGTCCCTTGTCTACAACTCAGTTGCAAGCGCACTTTATAAAAAAGCTATGGAGGGCGATACGGTTGCGCTAATCTGGCTATCTAAGGCGCAACTGAAGTGGACTGATAAGACAGAGATTGAGCAGACAGGATCGATAGAGCATACGTTTAAATGGCTAGAATAGCCTCTTTATTGCGTTATCTGCCAAACTGGCATCCTTGTATCAATCATAGAATTAAACTCATTGAAGACAATCCTAGTGGCTTACATTCTCAATAGTTATCAAGGTGGGAAAACTCTACTGTTTAAAGCGTGTTTTATGTACCAAGGTGGGAAATGTATACTATTTAACACAAAGTGGAGCGCGGCACACTCTGACGCGATGAGACAATGAGACAAAGTGGGGCGTTGTCCCATTTAAGGGGCATTTTAAGGGGCAAAGTGGAGAATGTACTTATTATTAGGCTAATATGTCAGTTAAAAAGATAGAGCATATTATCAACTATAAGGCGCGGGACGCGTTTAAACCTTTCCATGCACGCACTCAACGATGGGCTGTGCTAGTATGTCATCGTAGAGCGGGTAAGACTATAAGCGCATGTGTAGATATTCTCAGAGCCGCGTTATCCTTTAAGGGTAAAAACGGGCAATTCGCCTATGTGTCACCTTATCGCTCACAGGCCAAGTCCATCTCATGGGAGTACTTCAAGTACTACGCGGGTACAACGGCTAAAGATACTAACGAATCAGAGCTAATGATAACGTTAGTCAATGGTAGCAAAATACGGCTATTTGGCGCAGACAACGCAGACGCCATGCGCGGCTTAGGCTTTGACGGTGTATATCTAGATGAATATGGAGATTTTAAACCGTCAGTATGGGGCAACGTTATACGTCCTACTCTATCGGATCGGCAGGGCTGGTGTGTCTTCGGAGGGACTCCTAAAGGTAAGAACGGATTCTGGGAAATAAAACAAACAGCGTTACGCATACCTAAAGAATGGTTCTACATGGAATTAAAAGCCAGTCAGTCTAATCTACTGCCAGCTGGTGAAATAGAGGCAGTTAAAGCCCAACTGACTCCCGATCAGTATATGCAAGAATACGAATGTTCCTTCGAAGCCGCTTTACTTGGAGCTTTTTACGGAACAGAGATGAACGAGGCACAATCAAGAATAATAGATGTCGCTTATGACAACAATCTGCCAGTTCATACTGCATGGGACTTAGGATATCGAGATGATACAGCTTGCTGGTTTTATCAGGTAATTGGAAATGAGCTACATATTATTGACTTTTTTGCAGTTTCTGGTGAAAATATTACAAATATTTGCAGTATTGTATTGAATAAGCGATATAGATATGGTAAACATTACTTACCTCACGATGCAAGAGCAAAAACTTTAGCGGCGGCAGGTAAGAGTATAATTGAACAAATGGCTGAACATTTGGGCATAAATAGCATGGAAATAGTACCAGATTTAAGCGTACAAGACGGTATTCAGGCTGTTAGAAAGATTTTGCCTAATTGCTGGTTTGATAGAGTTAAATGCGAAGAAGGTATAGAAGCATTAAGACAGTATTCTAGGGACTATGATCAGGATAAGAAAGCATATAGCTCTCT